CGAGGGCGGAGGCGATAAGGAGCCGGGAAAGAAGCTGGAAGAAATGACAGTGCCGGAGCTGGAAACCTTTGCCGCCTATAAGGGGATAAGCCTCAAGGGGATTTCCAAAAAGGCGGACATTATCGCAAAGCTGAAAGCGGAGCTGGGCGCTGCGGAAACTGAAAACGAGGTTGACTACGGCAGCCCCACCATGACGGAACTGCAGGCGCAGTAGACAGGAGGTGCGATATGGCGGACAGACCGTGGGTAACGCCGGAGGAGGTCAAGGAGTATTCCGAGATACCAGCGGTACAGCAGCGCAGCGACGCACGGCTCGCAGTGGATATTACGAGGGCGGAGCAGTATGTTATCACATACACGCATAACTCATTCAAAGAGGGAGATTTGCCGCAGGCGGTAAAGACGGCGGTATTGATACTGGCAGAGGCCTACGGTCACAATTCCGCAATCGCAGCGAGGGAAGTCAAGTCGGAAACATTCGACGATTACAGCTATACCGCAGAAACGAGCCAAATCAGCATAGAGGCGTTAGACCTTGCGGCCCTGCTTGATGATTACATCAAAGTGGAGCCGAGGAACGGGGTAACGCTTCGCATGAGAAAGCTCTAAGGAGGTGCGGCTATGGCTTTTGAAGATTTCCTCAACCACCTTTGCGACATATACCACGACAGGGAGGAGCAAATAACACCCGGCTACGGCTTGCCTGCTTCTCCCTCTTTCAGCTACCCGGAGGAGCCGGACATCAGCGAGCAGGTGTGTCATTTCGGGGTAAAGTCGCAGAGCGTCACGATCACGCAGACGGCCCCGGCGAACCTTATGGACGCAAAAATCAAACTCACCTTGCCAGCCGGGACAGACGTGCGCCGCAACGACAAGATTGTGGATTGCATGACCGGGCTTGAGTACACAGCGGAGCAGCCAATCAATATCAGAGGCCACCATGTATTCGTCTACATCAAGAGGACGGGAGGGCAAAAGGCACTATGAGCGGTAGATACGTTGATATTGATATGTCTGAATTTAAGGAGTTTTTCGGGAGTTTGGAACGGGCAGCAAGGGGCGATTTTCGCAAAGAGTTTGAGCTGTTTTTAGAGGGGCTCGGCAACGAGTTCTTGAGGATATTGCAGGACGAGATCGTGCGGCGGAAAGTGCTGGACAGCAGGCAGCTCCTCGCCAGCTTTGAAAAGGGCGGCGACGGAAATGTATGGAACATAGAGGAGGGCGGACTGGTGCTGGAAGTCGGTACGAGCGTGGAATACGCAGGATATGTAAATGACGGTCACTGGACGAATACCAAAGGCGTGGAGCGGCGTTTCGTGCCGGGGTATTGGGAGGGCGACCGCTTTATTTACGACCCGGCGGCCAAAGGCGGAATGATGTTAAAGCAGCATTGGGTAGAGGGTAAGCATTATTGGGAAAGCGCACTCCGCATACTCGACAGGATTTACCCGGAGCTTTTGGAGGCCAAATTACAGGAATGGCTTGACAGCTATTTCGGAGGCTGACGAGGAGGTGATAAGAGGTGCTTGAGCAGGAAATGGCAAGCATTATGAAATATGTGATTGACCGGGCAGGGAAACCGGCCCCGTACTATTGGGAAGTCCCGGCGCACTTTGTTGTACCGTCGGCCTACTTCCCCATGCCGGAAATAGACACAGGGGGAGAAACATTCCTCACTTACTACATGGACTATGCGTGGTATATCAAGCTATTCCACAGGAAGAAAGAGGAGGCGTACCAGCTCGGCCATGCGGTATTAACAGCAATCCGGGCAGCGAGAAACCTTATACCGCTGATTGCGGAGGACGGCAGCGAGATTGAGGAAAGCTGGGTACGTCTGAATGACCCGAAGCTGAAAATACTGGACGACGGGGCGGCGCAGCTTACTATCACTTGGCGTAGCCGGAGGCCGTACAACGACACAGCAGCGGGGGCGCAGCGTTCGCAATCGTTCTATGTGGACGTGTTTATGAAGTCCGGGAAAGAGATTTCGGACGCATACGCAGATGCACTGGAAAAGTACGCTGTCCCACTAAATTCAAACGGCGGAAAGCCGGAATGACAGGAGGTAAACTATGGCAACTACAAACAAAAAGGCTGCGGAGGCGGCGGCTCCGGCGCAGGGCAAGGCCGCAAAGAAATACACAGTCGAGAAATTACAGGCGAATTGCCGCCAGCTTTTCGGAGTTTCGACAAGCACATTCGCCGGAGCGACCTATGGAATGACGGGTACTTACACCGTAGAGGAAATGAAAACGCACATTGAGGCGTGGAGAAAGAAAGGAGTGAAATAACACATGGCCGGAGGACGATTTGACAAGCTCATTGGCAAGGAGAGGCCGGGTACTTATATCAACTTCGAGAGCGGACGGGACACCAACACCATCAATACAGGCACGAGGGGTACTGTAATCATTCCGCTCCCCAAAGCAGCATACGGCCCGGCAAAGAAATTTATCAAGCTGACTACGGACAGCCCGGACGCAGAGGCGGCTACGTTCGGTTACAGCATTTACGACAATGACCCGAACCGTCAAATGCTGCTTATCCGGGAGGCGTTCAAACGAGCGACTACGGTATATGTCTACATTCTCACGGAGGGCAAAAAGGCGCAGGCGGAGATCACCATGACGACGCAGGCAGCAGACGAGGAGACCGCCACGGACGCAGTTACGAATACCTTGACCGCTATTGCAAGGTACGGAGGCAGCCGAGGG